ATCTTGGACACCCTCGGCGCGCTCGCGCTGATAGGTGCCGCGCTGGCTTTGATGCTGGCTTATTTCGACGTTTTAATTAAGGGCTAAACAATGACATTTGCATTTATTCCAAAAGCCGCTTACAGAATCGGCCAAGTGATCCAAGTCCACGGCGCACCGATGCGCGTCGAGAGCTACACGCACACGGGTCGCAATGTCACTGCGGTCACGCTGCCAAATGCGCCGCGCTTTAGGCGAATCGTGTGCATATGTACCGACACGCCCGCTATTGAGGGGCGCACGTTATGACACGACAAAAATATCTCTCGGCCCTGCTTGGCCTTTTAACCGTTGACGAGATCCGCACAAGTGCTGCACAACCTAGCGCGGGAATGACTCGCACGCATGTTCTATTGCACTGGGTCGCGCTTAAGCGATTAGGCGCGTTTTGATGGTGCCAGTGTATGCATCCGCTCGGGTGCATATGCGGGAATTGTCCCGATACAGTGGAAGAAATTAACATGCAAAATTTAAAACTGAACTACTTCACAGATCCCGGCCATGGCTGGGTTTGCGTCAAGCTGGACAAGCTGCAAGATTTGGGGATAGCCGACCAAATAAGCACTTATTCGTACATGCGAGGGTCGAGCGCTTACCTTGAGGAAGACTGCGATTTGTCGCTACTTTTCGCGGCCTGTGATGCTATCGGCCAGCGCATCGAATTAATCTTCAAGCACACCAACAACCGGAGCCCGATCCGGTCTTACGCGACCTATCAGGCGAGGGCGTTCGCATGAACTACTATTTAATCGGCTATCAAGACGCACACGGGGGCGCAGGGTATGACGCGCGCCACGCAAAAAACCGAGAATATAACCGGGGCTGGAATGACGCGGTAAGGGGTGCGGCTTTATGAAGTACCTATTTGTTCAATCGTCGCAGAACCGAAAAACCGGGCCGATACCGCAGACTTACACCGCGCGCGAATCTTGCCCGCCCAGCTGCGCGCACTACCGATCTACATGCTACGCCGAAGATTTTAATACCCGGATGGCATGGCGGCGCACGAGCGCGGACATTTCCGGGCTGGTAACAGCGATAAACCGGCTTCCGAAGGGCCAGCTATGGCGTCACAATGTAGCGGGAGATTTACCCGGCGCGGGCGAGTCGGTCGATCCGGTCGAGCTGGGGCAAATTGTGGCCGCCAATCGGCACCGCAAGGGTTTCACCTACAGCCACAAGCACAGCGCCGAGGCGGTTTATTGGTCGAAGGCCGCTACCGCTTGGGGTTTTACCGTCAACCTAAGCGCCGACAATTTGCAGCAAGCCGACACGCTAGCCGCTCACGGTTTGCCGGTTGTCTCATTGGTGCCAATCGATACACCCAAGCACAGCAAAACGCCCGGAGGCCGCTCGGTGTTAATTTGCCCCGCTCAAACCGCCGAATACATGACGTGCGCCCTGTGCGCTTTGTGCCAGCGCGCAGACCGCAAGCAAATAATCGGTTTTCGGGCTCACGGAAGCAAAGCCAAGCAAGCCGACAAGCTCGCGCGCACGATCCCCATCGCTTTAATTCACTGAAAGGGAAACCATGACACACGCAGAAATTATCAATTTTTACTACGGCCACCGGCCAGATCTCACGCTCAAAAAGCTGTCCGACATGACCGGTTTTAGTATCAGCGAGCTGAAACAAATTTTATTTGAAGAATGCGCCACCGACGAAACGCGCAGCTATGGGCCGAGGGCTGCAACATGAGCCGCCTACCTTACCCTGTCCGAGATTTAACTCTCGATTGTGAATTTGAATTTGATGCCGGCGCTCCCCAAACATGGGACGAGCCGGGTTACCCGGAGCAATACACGCTCATAAGTGCGTGGTTAAACGGGGTTGAGATTATCGACATCTTAGATCCAGCGCTAATCGAGCAGCTGGAAGAGCGCGCAGGGTGGCAATAATTTCATGAATCAAAAACTTTTAGCGTGGCTTGCTGCGCTCTTTTGGCTAGTCTTTTCTTTTATTTTTCTTTTTTTTGGAGCTTAAAAATGGGTTACTTTTCTAAAACATGTGCAAAAACAAACTTGCCGGTAGTCGTTGAAGCTGTGAACATACCGCAGTTAAACCTAGTCGTGGCGCTTTATCCTGATGGCCGAAAACTGGAGGGGTCTTACGATGGTTATGGCCGGGTCGGTGGTCAAGATCTTATGACCGAATACACCGAATCCGAGTGGAAAAAGATTAAATTTGTCCTACAGAACAAATACGAGGGCGAAACATACGACAGTTTAGGCAAGTCCGGCAACGAGCTCGGCCAAGGCTATTTCATGGCAAAGAAGTTTTTGCATCATTCGATTCTGAAAGGGTCATACAAAGACTATGCAGAATACAAAAAAACATTCAAAAAATTAGCGGAGTGGATCTAATGACCAAACAAACCCAACTGGTTACCCAAGCTTTAGTGCTGGCGCTTTGCGCCCCTGATGATAAAAAAGCACGGATGGCCGCCGAATTGGCTGCACACTTTTCGATAGGTTTAGACCTTGCCGATGTTGAGCAGTGCAAGGCCGACGCCTTGGTAGCAGCCGAAAAATTGGTGGGTGTATGAACTTAAGAATGCACAATGGCCGCGTACCACTTCGCACCACAAACCCAGACAGTCCGGTTAGGTTGGTAGATTTCCCCAGCAAGGAAGTTTTTCAATCATTATTTGGCAACAGGGTCACAGCCGCAAATTTGGAGCGGTACTATTTGATCATGCAGGGGCGCTTAAGTGGCTTAACACTCAAGCAGTTAGGAACCACTAACGGCTTAAGTGTCGAGCGAATCCGCCAGCTAGAAGCTAAATTCCTTCGGGTTTTGGCAAAGTATTACGCGCGAATAGAGCGGCCTTAAGCGATGATGTAGCTTTGAACAAACCCACACGCATATGATAGTCATTGAAGTCCTCTCCCGTTGTATCAGACAACCAATAAGGTTTATGTGTATTACGAGCGGCGACTTCTCCGACGGCGTGTGGGTCTTTGTCTGCAACAACGAACCCCCCCTCGATGCCAAGCGCTATTTCTTGCATGTTGCTTGCGCTGAAACAAATATAAATTTTGTACCGCACCTTCATGGCCTTCATGGCGGCCCGGATGCTGAGTCCGGTGGCGAACCCTTCGCAGAAAATGGGCACGCCCCCTGCATCAATAACAAAAGCTGCCCCCTTGCTTTGCTGACCTTGGAGGAACTTTTTGCCCCCTTGTTCATCGATGAGTTGGGCACCAACCAAACTGTTATCCCTTCGCATTGGTACCACTAGCAAATTGTTTTCAGGGGTCACCCATACATTACCCTCTTCCACCGGGAACCCTTTAGCTTTTAGGTAGGGATGGCAAGCGATTTGGCACTGGTGCAAGATCCAACCCGCCTTGCTGATGGCTTTTTTCGCTGCTTCATGACGCTGATACTGGTCGCGTTTTTGGGCTATGCGTAAACTGGTGGGAAATGCAGCACCACCCTCGCTTTTCCACACATCCGGGGCCGTCATGGTGGCCCAGTTTTGCACCCAGCCAATATCCCCAAGCAATTTATACCGGCCATTGCGCTTGTGTGGATGGTCTTCAGTTGGCACCGCAACCCAGCGGTCGGGGGTCAGGTTGTCAATGATCAACCCGCGCTCTCTTGCAAAGTCTTCAAATCTCATGATGTAGGCCTTTGTACACGGTTTTGGGTCTTAGACCACGCTATGTTTCTTGATCGAATCCAGCTCGCAGTTTTTTGCGTGACTGGTGCCGGGGTTTCTTGTAAGTTTTTCGGCCACACGCCAAACTTCTCCCTGTATTTGTGCTTCGCCCAGTTGGGGTTATAGTTTTTCTCGGTGGCAAAGTGCAGCAGCTCGCTGTAAAAGCTTTGACGATCGTCGCCGGTGGACTTCTTGCCGCCGATTAACTCCTCCAAGACGCCGCCAACATTCTCAATTTGATTGCGTCGCTCTCGGACATGGCCGCAGGACGGGCAGGTGTCCGTGCCTTTGGGCCACAGGTGCCCACACTTGGGGCACTTGGAGGCCGTCTTCTCGTCGTCCGTTAGCTCTTTCTTGGTCTTCTCTACTGTCTCATCAAGCTTGTCAACGCCATCGGTGTACAGGTCATCCCAGTCATCCCGAAACCGCAGGTAGTTGCCGGAATGATCCAGCCACAGTGCATATTCTTTGCCGTCATGGGTTCGCATGACCCGGCCCATCTGTTGCACATGGCTTGACAGTGACTTAGAAAATGGCCGCGCGCTAACGCCGATCATTACATCCGACACATCAAACCCCCTCGTGAGAATGTCGGTGGCTATCAGGCCGTGTATCGTTGTGTCGGGCTTGGCAAAGTCTTCGATGGCCTCCCGCTTGAACTCGTCATCATCCTTGTAGCTGATAGACACAAAGTTATAGCCCCGCTCTGCAAACTGCTGAACTAGGTCAGCACCGTGCGCCACACCGGCACAAAAAACAATCGTCTTGCGCGGGCCGCCGTAAACTTCGTGGGTTTTTTGGATCCACTCTGAGACAATGTCGCCTGTGATCTGCATGCCCCGCTTGGTAGCCATCTCTTGACTCCACTCGCCAGCCACTTTTTTAACGCCTGTCATGTCGATTTCTTTGGCGATGTAGACCCTAAGCGGGGTAAGCCACTTGTTATCGACCAGCCAGCCGTTGGTGGCCCCGCACACAACATTCTGGTAGATGCTGCCCAGACCCTTGGTAAAGGGCGTAGCGGTCAATCCAATCACCTTTAGGTCGGGGTTAGCCTTGATGTACTCGGTGGTTTGCTTGCGGCTAATGTGGCACTCATCAACAATCAATAAATCCACCGTTGGGAAGTCGTCTCGAGCTTCCAATGTCTGCGCTGAACAGACTTGGAGCTTTTGATAGCGGTCAAACTTCCAGTGGTTAGACTGGTACACGCCGTGATCCAGCCCATACTTGGATAACCGCAGGGAGGTTTGATCCACCAAGACCAGCCGGTCGAGCAAGATGGCAGCCTTCTTACCCTTGTCTGCCGTGGCTTGCATCAAAGCAATAGCCACCTCAGTTTTACCGAACCCCGTGGGGGCGTACAGCAATTGCGATCTGTATCCCTGCTTAAAACCCTCTCGTAATGCATCAATCACAGCGGATTGATGTTCTCTCAAATTCAATTGCATGAATATCTCCTGAACTACCGGAATCCCTCCGGCGTGGGGTTGGGTCTATTGACCCAGTTTTTTCAACTTGGCTTGCAAGCTTTTGACTGTCCGCATCATCTCGGCATTGCGGTTCTGAAACATATCACGGCTCTCGCGCAATGTCTTAACTTCAATCTCAAGCACCCGGATCTGCTCCCGCAGGGCCGTGATTGTCTCTTGGGCATCCTCTTTTTCCATGTCAGTCGCGTCCCATGCCCCGATGGCGATGGCATCCTTCAGCTTCTGATTCTCTTCGGCCAAATGATTGATTGTGTCGGCGAGCTCCGCAGCCTGATCATTTTCCTCGGGCTCGGGCGCGACTACCGGCTTGGCTTTGCGGCCAAGGTTGGTCGTGTCGATGGTGGCCTCTTGCCCATGCTTGTTGACATACTTCTTTTCTGCCGGCTCTTCCGGCGCAGTCATAGCGGCTTTAACCCGGCCCACAGTCATTTTGGAGGTGCCTATATGCTTGGCGATGGCCGCATTTGTCCAGCCACCCCAAACCGGATGCTCAATCATGCGGACAATGCAATGCCGAATGTCGATGGCCGTCATGTGCAACCCGTGCCCTTTGTTGGCGGAAAGTGCAAATAACTGCGCATCTTCCAAGGTGCCGGTGTGAATGGTGACTGAAATCGAGGTTTTCTTGTTGGCCTTGGTGGCAAAGTACCTGTGAAAGCCGTCCCCTAACCAGTAGTCGCTGCCGTCAAAGAAAGCATCTACCGGGCGGAACTCTTCTCCGTCCTCCATCAAGGCTGCGTATTCCTGAACCTTCTCTTGAGACAAAGCCACGCGGGCTTGCGTGTTTCCATCAATGCGTAACACTGCCAAATTTAAAGTTTTAATCATTATTCGTACTCCGTTGTTGAAAATAACCAATGTAACACATGAATCCCAAAGAATGCAACTGTTATATTGGCTTCTTGAGGTTCCCCAAGGGGTGGATTACCACCCACGACCCAAGCTAGGCAAAAGGCCCAGCCCCAGTCCCCCGGAGGCAACGATTCATTCATCGGTAGGCTTGGTACTCCACCCTTGTCCTACCGACTACACCAGTCCCTCGTTGACAGGCTGGTACAGCAAACCGGGGTGTCTAGTTTGCCGTGTCTTTTCTCCCGGGCCACCGATTCAGGTGCGCTGCTGCGTGCGGGGTACGACAAAATGCGGAGACAAAAAAACCGTTAGTGAAACCCCGGTGGAAGAACCACCAATCTTTTGGATCGGAGGCCACCCCATGCGGGGTCGGGATTTCACTAACGGCTCTTTCGGCTTCCACGCCTTGCACTGCTAGTATAACGAATTTGCGGGCTTGTAAATACCTTTACACAAAAATTAAAGGTAGGTGTTTTCCCTTGGGTCAGTGTAACAGCTGTTACTCTCCGCAAAAACAAGAGATGGTTTCTTCATTGGGGTCGAACATATCACGCTGGTCTTGGCTGAACTTCAGCATTTGCGCGTAGCTGGGGCGGTCTGTTCTGAAATAGAAGCCGCCGGGTTTGGATGGTGTGGCTATGGTCTCCATACGGGCCCACCACACGGCTCGATCTGGTTCTTGAGCAATCAAGCTGGCAACCTTGGCTCCGCTTTTAAGAAAGCAAAGATCGCAATTACCCCAAGGTGTTTCGCCATTGACATTTGGCAGCATCAGATCAAACGATTGTTCGCGCCAGAACTGGCCTACATCGCTCTTGGTGATCCCAGCCCTACCTAGTGGGGCTACCTTTTCTTCATGCTTGCCATAGTCTTGATTTCCAATCTTGGCTAGCCTGCGCTCTTCATCCGCCCTGATGCCGAGCATGGAGTCCCACTCAGTCCATCCAATGGATTTTAAGTACCGATGCCCTGTTCTAACTTTTAATTCAACAGTGCAAAAGCGAACCATAGGATTAGGTAAGTATTTTCTCTTGCGGATTAAGGCTTCAAACGGCTCACCATTTCTGCTGGCTGAGTCAAAATCCACAACCTTAAATTGTGTTTCGCTGTCAGTGAACTCCAACCAAGTGATCGGAACATCCCAGTTTTTGGAGCAGTCGCGCACAAACTCTAAAGTTTCCTCGCGTTCTTTGCCGGTGTTTTGAAAACAAACAACGGTCTCGTCTGGCAGCTTACCGCCATTGCTTTGCAACACCCTCCAAAGCATGTAAGCACTGGTGCGGCCACCGCTAAAGCTAATGCAAGTGGGCCCGGTAATTTGAAATGGGTTCATAATTTTAAAATGTTATTTTCAAAAAGCCATCCGATGGTTTTGCGATGGGCCTCATCCCACTGCTCTTGCCGCTCTTGTTTGGACATAGATCTGCCTTGGTCGAGCTCCATATGGCACTTGTAACACATAGCAGCTATCCGAAAGTCGTGCGCCTTAAGACCACGCCCCTTGCCATCCCGGAGCTGGTTGCTGTGGGCGGCCACCACGGTGCCATCACTTGTCCCGCAATTCTGACACGGGCTAGCTCTAACAGCTTCTAAAAGTTTTTGGTTTCGGTACATTGTTTTCCAGTCTTATATTTCATGTTTTTTCCTGTGATGTTTTTACTGAATTAATCAGGCTGTCATAAGTTGCGGGAATGCCGATATTGTTTGAACCGCAGTCTAAGCATTGCTGTGCTGGCTTACAGGCATCATTAAACCCCTCCACATAGCCAAGAGCGTATTCTCCTGATGTTGGCTGTGCCAAGGCTTCCAATGCAATCTCTGATGCGTCCACACACCTCTGGATAACCTCTGAATGTTCAAAAGGTGTTCCGCCTGCAAGTGCTGCAACTGGTTGCAAAAGGTCAACAATTTGTTTCAATGCTTCTCCAGTCATTGTGCTACCCACATGGCTTTCCCGCCTGTTGGTTCAAACTGTTCGGTGTTTAAACGAATGTATTGTTGACCAGCAACGCCAGCAGATTGAACGTAACCTTGGATACCCCAATCCTTAATCTCTGTTACTACTACCATGCAAGCCCCAAAAGTTTCAAAGTTGGGGTCTACTTGTACGATGTCATTTACTTCAATCATGTGTTCTCCATAGATGCTGGTAGGCCAGTGTCTTTCCAAACCCAACCAATACGTTTCCGTTTGTCTGTATACCCCAAAATAATTTCTCTACCATTGAGCAACCTAGTTTCACCTTGTTCCATCATCTCTTCAAGAGTTGATCCTAATGGTTCCTTCATAGGTACGTAATTCTGTGGGAAAGGCCAAGTCATGTGTTCTCCTTAATAAAATACCATTTCCATCTACGTTCCTTAGCTATACGGGCAAGCCGCTCTTTGATAAACAGTTCAATGGGTACGCCCAACCTCTTAACTATGGCTACTTCAGATACGCTCATTATGATTTTGCCGATTTTGTTTTGACCCCTGACCTTGCGGACTAGCATGTGTTCTTCTCCTTGTAGTATTTAAACCGATCTGACATGTAAGCTGAAGCAGTTGATAGGGGAGCCACTGACTTTAGGTGGCAGTGCCTACACACCAAATAAGCTTCGCTACCATCCGCGCAAGCAAGACCATCTTCAACCCACAATCTAACCCCTCGTACTACCCACGGGCCGTTGGTTGTTCCGCATGACTTGCATAATGCGTCTTTTTTTAGACGCTTAGCGATAGCCATGTAATCAGGAGAAGTACGTGTGTTGACGTTGTTTGTTACCCGCTTCCTGCGCATACAAGGCGTTGAGCAAGTAAACACCTTTGGGTAATCTGATGGCTTTATCAGCATCTCAGTTCCGCATATCACGCAATCTTTTGGGAATCTAATGATCTTTGCCGCGCTAGCGCAAGCCCTCGAACAGTAGTGATTTGAGTAACGCTTTGCCCAACAAGCATACGTCTCGTATGCCAAACCGCAGTGGTCGCAGTTAAACGGTAACTTTGATTTGTTTCTTGCAAGCTTGGTTAAGTTTGACCCTTGAACCCGCAGACCTTCCTTTGGGGGAGCTATGGAACGATAGTGATTTTCGTAGCCGTTACCTTTCATGTGTTCTCCTTAGAACGGCGCACTAGGCCGTTGCTCTTGCTTCTGTTGTTGATATGCCTTCTCTTGTTGCTTAGTCCAAGGAACGGCTCCGGTGGCTGGTGGGAAAGGCCATGTCATGTGTTCTTTCCTCTCCAAATATTGATTGCACGTTTAAGCGCGTACCACAGACTCCGCTGCATAAGCTGCTGTTTTAAACGCTCGTTCTCCAGCATCAACTCACTGT